TTCCGTGCAGAGTTTAAAGAAAAAGTAGAGGGTACAAATATTTTTAATCTAGCCTCTTTAGCGGCTGTATTGGAGTTCGGGAATGAACGGATTCCATCTCGTCCGTTTCTTCGCCAGACACTAACGGAAAATCAAGAGAAGTACACAGCGTTATTTGTAAAACTGTTTGAAAGCGGTGTTTCAATAGACCAAATCTATGAGCAAATCGCTTTAATTGCTCAAGGTGATGTGCAGCAGAATATTGTTAATGGGAAATGGACTGCAAACGCACCAAGCACAATTAAACGCAAGAAATCAAGCAAGCCGCTGATTGACACGGGTAAACTGCGGCAATCTGTAAAAGGTATCGTCAAATGAGCTTAATTAATCAATCCCCTCGCTTTTTAAATAGCAAATTCAGCCAGAAAGTAGTCGTAAAACATCTACAAGGCGAACATTCAGCTATTGGCTATAAAGCAGGATACATTGAAGAAAAAGTCACTGCAATAGTGATGCCAACATCGCCTAACGATGTTCAATTCTTGCCAGAGGGTGAGCGGTTTCTGCCAAGCATTAAAATCTATACGGTTAAACCTTTAAAGATAGGTGATTTAGTGGATTATCTTGGTGAGACTTACAAAATCAAAACTGTGGGTAATTGGAAAGACTATGGATACTACAACAATATCGGCATTCGACATAGCCAAACTGCGAAAGTGGATTCAAGAGGCTTTGAAGTTACCTAAAGAGGCTGTAATCGGTGGCTGGTTGCCGGAAAATCCCCTGCCTGCATTTATTACGATGGATGTATTAAATACCAACGAAATCGGGCAGGCCACGCGAGAATTTGACGGTAAACGAGAGCGTATTAGGCAGTCAATGCAAAGCACAGTTAGTGTTTCTTGTTTTGGTCGTAATTCACTCGCTCAAAGCTACAAATTAAAAGCTATTTTCCAGAGTTCAGCGTTTCTTTCCTTTCTTAAATCAAACCATTGGGGTGTTATCCGGTTTTCTGATGTTCGCAATCTAACTGCAACGGTTGGCGCAGACTATGAAGAGCGTGGGCAATTTGATGTGATTTTCAGTCATCATCACATTGTAGATACTCCGTTAGATCCGATTGAGAGAGTTGAGCAACGGACGAATAATAAATCACAAGATATAGGAGCATAAGCCAAATGGCATTATCAATCTCTAATATTGTAAACGTGCAACTAAATACAGTTCCGAAGTCTGCGGCTCGCAAATCTTTCGGTACCGTTGCATTATTTACACCAGAAGCAGGGAAAGCATTTAACAATGCGACTACACGCTACATATATGTAGATAGTCAAAAAGATGTGGAAGTTCTCTTTGGTACAAATTCAGAAACAGCAAAAGCGGCTCAACCGTTCTTTGCTCAAAGTCCACGTGCGAAACAGTTAATTATTGCACGCTGGCAAAAAGAACAGGTAACAATCAACGCAACAAGTAATGCACTTAGAGGCGCTACACTGTCTGATGGTTTGAGTTCATTTAAGGCTGTAACAAATGGTAAGTTTGCTATTACGGTCGGGTCAGAAATTAAAAAGTTAGAGGGTTTGAACTTCTCTAAATTAGCTGACTTTTCCGCCATCGCTAACGCCATTCAAACAAAATTAACGCAGCTTTCTGTTGCTGCCAGTGTTACATACGATGAAGTTGGAAATCGTTTCATTATCACCTCAAATACATCTGGCGTAAGTAAGGACACAGAAATCTTCTACGCTATCAATGAGGCTGGTAATGGTGATTACATTGGCGGATTACTAAAACTTGAGGACGGTCAAGCTACACGAGTCATTGGTAAGGCTCAAACTCAAGTTAAAGCCGAGAAAGTAGAAGAAGCTCTATTTAATGTTGCAGAAGTTGAAAACAGCTGGTACGGGTTCACATTTGCCGCTCAATTAACAGATGAGCAAATCGAATCAGCGGCTAAATACGCTCAAGCTAATGATAAGTTATTTGGTGTTAGCGTTATCAAGCCAGAGCAAATTGAATGGGAGAGCACAAATGTTTTCAAAAAATTATATGACGCTAAATTAGATCATACTCTTGCAGTGTTTGATAAAAATGATATGTATCCTGCATCATCTGCTTTATCTCGCTTGTTGTCTGTAAACTTTGCAGCTAATAACTCAACGCTTACACTTAAGTTTAAACAACAACCAACAATCACAGCGGACGAAATCACTGCGACAGAATTCGCAAAAGCGAAACGACTAGGTATTAACGTTTACACTTACTTTGACGATGCGGCAATGCTCGCAGAGGGTACGGTAATCGGTGGTAAGTTCGCTGATGAAATCGTTATCCTTGACTGGTTCAAAGATGCAGTACAAAAAGAGGTCTTTGCTCGCTTATACAAATCACCGACTAAAATTCCTTTAACTGACAAAGGTCAGGCAATCTTAATTTCTGCGGTTGAAAAAGTTTGCTTAGAGGGCGTAAACAATGGAGCATTCGCATCTGGCAAATGGACAGGCGATAGCTTCGGCAATCTAAAAACCAATGATTACCTGGAAAAAGGTTATTACATTTGGGCAGATCCAATGGATACGCTTTCCGATAGCGACCGTGAGCAGCGTAGAGCAACGCCAATTCAAACTGCGGTTAAATTAGCTGGAGCAATCCATTCAAGCGATGTGATTGTAAACTATAACCGATAATTAATAGGGCTGGGTAATCCAGCCTTTTTTCTTTTAAGAGGACAAAATAATGGCAATTTTCGATCCAAAACAGGTCGTGGTGTTACTTGACGGGAAAGAAATTTCTGATTGGGCAGATGGCTCGGATGTTATCAGTGCAGTGAATCAAGTTGATGCAGGTCAATTAGTTATCGGTGCAAACGGTACGGGTGTTTATATCGCCAATCCAGACAATTCTGGCAAATTAACACTTAAGATTAAGCAACACTCTGCGGATAATGCTTATCTTTCAAAACTATTTAATCAACAAAAAAGCAGCATTAAAACATTTTTACCTATCACTTTATCAATCCGTGATTTGATTAATGATGATGTTGTTACCGCAACAAAGGGCTATTTCACCACTCCAGCACAATATGTTCGTGGTAACGGTCATAATGCTACAACATGGACGATTGTTTTTGAACAAATGACAATGAACTTAGAAAAAGGCGTTGAATAATGGAACAAGTTAAGCAATTCACTATTGAGGATGTAACTTACACAATGACACCAGCTAATGCTATGTCTGCGTGGACTGCGTTAAAAAACGCAATGAAGCTGCTCCAATCTGTTGATTTATCTGCGTTAGGCGATAGCAAAAAGTTGGGTGTTGGGGTATTGACTACGGTATTAGCTAATTTAGGCGATTCAAGCGTTAAAGAGCTGGAGAATATCGTATTAAGTCACACAGCTTGCGAGCAAGACGGTCAAAAATATCGCCTGTCAGAGCGTTTCGACAGTCATTTTAATAAACATCGAGGTCATTTAATCACTGTATTGAAAGAGGGGTTAACCTATCAATTCGCTGATTTTTTTATCGGTGGGGGTGGATTGCTGAACAATATTCAAGGCAACCTCAAAGCGTAGAGAATCAAGCAGAAAGCAGAGTTGATTGGTTTGTGTTTACGCCAATCATCAAGAATCTGTGTACGCTGAATGAATTAAGATCGGTTTATTCAATATCCGATCTTATTTCTTTCCACGAGGTAATAGTGGAATTAAATCAAATGGAGCAAAGCAATAATGCTATTAGATGAATTACTGATTAAGATTGGTATTGATGCAGATAGCCAAGCGATGCGAGAGTTTGAGCAATTCTTAAACTCCGTCAATGATGGCACGGAAAACGCTGTCGATGGTCTGAGTTCATTCGCAAAATCAATAGAAGATATTGTCAGTAATGCAACGGCTCAAGCGAGAGATATGCCAGAATTTGCTGAATTCTTCCAATCTATCGAGCAGCTCCAACAAGAAACAGCAAGTCTTTCTCAAGATGAATCACTGGATGCTTGGGTTCAAAAGCTAATAGAAAGCGATCAAATGTTGTCGGCATTTGGTGAGGATTTCATTAACAATAGTGCAGAGCTAACAAGAGAATTACAAGAAGCTGGACTAAGCGCTGAACAGGTTGAATCTGTAATAAATAAGCTAAGTACCGCAATCGAGCAGAAGAAAAACTCTGTTGAAGCGGATAGCAAAGCCGTCTTAGCAAATACAGAAGCTACAAAAGAAAACGCCGATGCTGTTGATGACTTATCTGGTGACCTTATTGAGCTATGGGCTAACAAATACGGTGCGGATGAATTAGTTCAGAAGTTCAACATTTTAGGCGTAAGCATTAACGCTGCAACATTAAAAGTTGCCGCATTTGGTGCGGCTTTCTTAGCTGCAACCGTTGGCGTTAAAAACTTTGTTGATGCAAATCTTGATGCACTAGATGAGATTAAGCAGTTATCAAATGTAACTGGTGAATCGGCAGATCAGATTTATCTTTTAGGCAAGGTAGCAGAAGTAAACGGTTCTTCTGCTCAAGCTGCTCAATCATCAATCGAGGGGTTATCTCGGACAATCGGTGAGGCTGCCGCTGGAGTTGGTCGAGGAGCTAAGTCTTTTGAGCAGTATGGATTAAGTGCTAAAAAAGCCAATGGAGAAATAAAATCATCTAGCGAGCTATTCGGTGAAATATCCGAAAAAATGCAGCAAATGAGCAATCAAGAGCAAATAGCAATGCTTTCTAAGCTTGGTATTGATGGCTCTATGATTCAAATGCTGCGACTTGGCAATGATGAGTTAGCTGAACAGATTGCCCTAGCAGAAGCCTTAACACTTGGCGTTGGGAACGCTGAAAATGCTGAAACCGCAGCGGCTTTCAAAGATGCTTTAACGCAGGTTTCACAAGTGTTCACCGCAATAGGCGAATATGTATCTTTGCGAGTAGCTCCGTCAATTCAACGATTGGCAGAAAGCTTCACAAAATGGTTTGTTGAAAACAATGACTTTATTAAGTCCATATTAAATGGGTTTAGCAAGGTTCTCTCGTTCTTGTTTGAAGTGGCAGGTGCAATTAATAACGTTATTGAAAGCACTATCGGCTGGAAGTCTGTGATTATTGCTCTAGGCGGCTTGATGTTGTGGCTAAGTCGCAGAATGTTATTAGCGTTTGCGACAAACCCGATAACTTTAGCCGTTGGAGCTGTCACAGCCTTATTTCTGCTCATTGATGACTTTATGACATATCTTGAGGGCGGTGAAACTGCTCTTGGTGATTTCTGGAAGCCTTTCGCTGACGGCTGGCGAAACATTAAGCCTTTACTTGATAAGGCTAAAGAATGGGTTAAGAGCTTTGCTAATGGATGGGATGATGCGTTAGATGTTATCAAGCCATTAAAAGGCGTATTGTCTATTATTTGGTCGGCTATCGAAAGCATATACAGCAGCTTTTCAAGATTATTAAAACAAATCTTCGGTGCAACAAGTGCGGTTGATGAGTTTGGTAATAATGGTGAATCTGTCGGCAGTGCGTTGGCGAGTGTGTTTAACTTTATCGCTCAGACTCTTGAGGGACTTTCTGGCGTTATTGCAGTTGTTGCGACGGCCTTATCGTCCTCATTTGAGGTAGCTATTTCTGCTGTAATTGGCTTATTTAAAATGCTTGGTGCGGTGTGGGATGGTATTGTTTATGGTTGGACTACTGGCGATTGGTTAGGTGCTTTTAAGCGGATGTTCTCTAAAATGGGGGATGTCGTGCTTGGTGTTTGGGATAACATTAAAAAAGCAGCTATTGAGTTTGTTAATAGTTTGATTTCTATTGTCAATAAGTTTGGCGCAGGGATCGAACCGATAGAGATACCAATCACTCAACGAGTTCAAACTATTGGCGAAAATGTTGGCTCTGTCGCATCTTCTGCGGCCGGGTTCGCTCAAAGTGCTGCATCAATGCAAAATATGGTTCTTGGTGCATCCATGGCTGCATCTTCTGGAGCTAGTCAGCAAACTACAAACACAGATAACAGTCAGAAAAACAGTAATAATAAAATAACTATTACGCAGCACATTCAAGGCTCAGATAATCCTAAAGCCGTGGCAGACCAATCGGCAAGAGCAATCAATAATCAACTATCAACAGTTATAGGTTAAACATGGCTAATTTTGCTCAAGTGTCCAATAGAAATATTGGGCAAATTACATTTGATGCTATCACAGTCGAAGATCATCAATCTGACCTATCAATTACAGAGAATCCGATTGAATCTGGAGCTGCGATAGCAGACCATGCCGTCATTCAACCAAAGAGAGTGACAATAAATGGCGTAATGGTAGATCACGACCATAGCTCATTTAGCGGAAGTATTCCTTTTCTTGGGAATATACGAGGAGCTTCCGATTTCCTTAATGCTATACCGCTTCCCGTTGATGTTGTAACTAAAACGGCTCAAACGATTGCTAAAGCTGGACGAGTGATTAGCCAGGTCGCAGGAGCTTTCAATCAAGTTAAAAATGCGTTTAATCAGGTGCGTTCAATCGCACCTTTTTTGCCAGATTTTGGGCTTGGCGGACTACTAGATAGCGTAGTTGGTGATAGTCGAGTTCAGAAGTGTTATGCCGATTTAGTGGCTTGCCAAAAATCAGGTGAAACAATCGACATTCAAACAGGCATTCACCTGTATGAGAATATGATGATTGAATCAATATCCGTTAATCAATCACAAGACGGAAGTGCAACATTTACGATAGCGGCAAGGGAAATATTTATTGTTGATACTCAAACATCAAGCTCAAGCGGCGGAGGAAACAGTAACGGAAAATCTGGAGCTGGAGGAAAATCAACAACCGCAGGGAAGAGTAAGAGCGGAAGAGCGGCAACACAGTCAGCAAGCAAAACTCAGCAAGGAACGACACAACCGGTAAAGGCAACACCTAAGAAAACATCGCACCTTGGAAATGTAATAGGAGTTAGAAAATGAGGTTAATTCCAGTTACTCAATCACCATACCAAGAGCAAACATTTGATTTTAACGGGCGAAAAATCCGTTTAACACTACGATTTAATAGTATAGGCGAATTCTGGGCTATGGATGTTTATGAGCCAGTGACTCAACGCCAAATCTGTCAGGGGCAGGCGTTAGCTTGTGGAGTACCTATTCTGTTACGCTCAACTCAGCCATATTTCTTTTACTTAGAGGATGAGAGCGGTGCTGATTTAGATGTTATGGCCGCAAGCGACTTAGGCACAAGATGCTTCTTGTATATAGGTGAGAAATAATGAAACAGTTTGGTCGTCAATGGAAGCTTGATATTAGCAATGATAGCGAAACAGTATCAATAGAGCAACTACGTGTCGCATTTGAAATTGATAAAACAATCAATGAGAAACCTAACCCTGCGAAAATTCAAGTCTGGAATCTTAATCGAAATCACATCAATAAATTATTGAGTCAGGAGTATAAAAAGGCTGCGTTATCAGTTGGGTATAACGAGTTAAGACAGATTTACTCTGGCGACATTACAAAAGTTAGAATTCAGAGAGACGGATTAGACTTTGTTTTAACGCTTGAGTGTTCTGACGGATACGTGGCTTATACGCAGTCCAGAGCTAAAACAACGCTTAAAGCAGGGGCGACAGATAAACAAATAGTCGAAGAAATACAAAAAACAATGCCAAAGGTGCAGGCTGGAGCGATTGATATACCAAACAAACGACAGCTTCCACGCGGGAGGGTTTTAAATGGTGATAGTCGTGAGGTGTTGAATAGAGTGGCAAGAAATAACAATGCTGACTGGTCGATTCAGGATGGCTCTTTAGTGTTTCTGCCTAAAGATAAGGTTTTAAGCGATGAAGCCGTATTAATATCTCAAGACACCGGAATGATTAACGCTCCAGAGCAAACAGATGATGGACTAGAAATTACTTGCCTACTTAATCCAGCTCTACAAATTGGTGGGTTGATCAAACTTGAATCAATCATTGAGTATTTTAATGGTGAGTACAAGGTTGTTAAATTGGCACACTCTGGCGATGGCATAGGTGGCGACTGGCATAGCAAAATGACGGTCGTGGGTGGCAAATTTCAAAAAGTAGATGGTGGAAAAGGTGGTAAATAGATGAATTATAGTCAAACACTAGCAACACCAGAAACAGCAGCAGACCAGCAAATTCAACAAGCACAATTAAATCTACACACTGCGTTACCTGCCAAGGTGGTGAGTTTTGACTCAAGCAAACAAACAGTAACGCTTGCCACACAGATTAAGATGAAATTAGCTGATGGCAAAGATGCTGATATTCCGGCTCTTGTCGATGTTCCAGTTAGTTTCCCTAGAGGTGGTGGGTTTGCTGTTACATTCCCATTAAAAGAGGGCGATGAGGGGATAGCGATATTTTCTGAGCGGTGCATAGATGGCTGGTGGCAAAATGGCAGTGCGTCAGCTCCTCTCGATTTTAGGCTGCACGACCTATCCGATGCGATGTTCATCCCCGGTGTTTGTTCAGTTCCACGAGTTATTAAAAACTTTTTCAATGACGGGCTGTCGATGCAAACGCTTGATGGTGAAACGTATATTCGGATCAAAAACGGAACAATCTTAATCAAGGGCAATATAGAGCATCAAGGCGATACAGCACAGAAAGGCAAGCATAGTTCAACAGGAATCATTTCAAGTGACACTGATGTCAAGGCCGCTGGAATATCGGGTAAATCACACAAACACACAGGTGACAGCGGTGGAACGACAGGAGTGCCACAATGACGGTTAGAGTTAGACGAGTGGATAAAAATCACGATTGGACTTTTGGACAAGGTTTTTCAAACTACGCAAGCGAATCAGAGGCTATTGCTCAAAACGTTCAAACTAGACTTTGGTCATTTACGAATGACTGGTTTTTAGATCTAGAACACGGTTTGCCGTGGCTTGAGCAAATGGGGCGAAATGTTGATTTGTCAGATTGGGAAATCAGAATAAAACGCCATGTATTGCAAACTGATGGAGTGGTAAAGATAACTGATTACGAGGCTATTCTAAATCCAGATAATCGAAAACTTGAAGTGTATATCACTTATCAGGACATTTACGGGAAAGAGCAGTCAGCGAGCTATACATCATAGGGGTAAATCATGGCAACACTAACGGAAGAAGGGATTAAGATTGAGAGATTGGACAGTATTGTTTCGACTCTTGAAAATGGCTTGCGTCAAATATACGGTCAAAATATCGACTTATCACCAAATACACCAGACGGGCAGGTTGTAGGATTACTTGCTCAAATCAGAATGGATTTTGAGGAGCTGGCTGAGAATGTATATAGACAGCTAGATCCGGATGTGGCAACTGGTGCATGGCTGGAGCAGCGAGTGGCATACGCTGGATTAATGCGTAGGGGTGCTAATTACAGCTATTTAAGGTCAGTGGCTTTAACTGGTGAGCCGAATACAAGGCTATATTCTGGGATTGTAGTTTCGGACACTCATAAGGTTAGATGGGTTCTTGCATCCGATGTCACACTTGATTCAAATGGTTCAGCACGAGCGGATTTCAGAAGTGAGCAGCTTGGAGCATTTAACTTAGCAAAAAACACAAATTTAACCATTGAAACAATCACTCTTGGTTTGATTAGTGCAACGACTCAAGAAGATGCAGAGGTTGGCATTGAAGAAGAAACAGATATTCAGTTAAGGGAGCGTTTCTTGTTTAGCCGTACAAAAAACGCACAAAACTCAGCAGAGGCAATTAACGCTAAGATAGCCGCCTTACCAGATGTTAAGCAGGTCAGAGTGCTTGAGAATAACACAGGACAAAGAGATTCATTTGGTGTAGAGCCTCACTCAATTAATGTCATTGTTAATGGTGGCGATAGTAATAGTATTGCAGATGTTATTTACCAAAACAAAGGTGCAGGCGTAGGATTGCAAGGTGATACACAAGTTACGCTTCAAAGGGATAACGAACAACGAGTAATACGATTCGACCGTGCGGCAATGGTTGACATTCAAATCTCGATGCGATGCGTAAGATACGAAGATTTTACTCAAATTAACAAGAGCGAAATTACCAAGCAACTAGCGAAACAGGTGTTTAATATCGGTCAAACAGTTTCTTTATCTCGGCTGTATTCTCCGATTAACCAAGTCGGCGGCTTCTGGGTTAAGGAATTAAAAATCGCACGAAAAGATCAACAGTTGAAAGCTGAAAACGTAGTACTGCAACCTCGTGAGATTGCTAGGATTTTACCAAATGATGTGACAATCGAGGTGGAATAATGCCTTACTCTGATTTAATAATCTGGCAATACAGAGGGAAACCTAAAGCACAGGCGACAATTAAGCTTTTTGAAGAGGTTATCGCTAAAGGGTTTATTGATTTATATAAACTACAAGATGTTCTCAACATTGAAACAGCAACAGGGCATCAATTAGATTTAGTCGGTAAGCATGTAGGGCAGTTTAGGGTAATCAACGGTTACTATTTGAGAAGCTTCTTCGGTTTTCATACTGCTCAAAATGCCATGCCGTTTAGTAAAAATAGACAAGGCGGTGGACAGTGGTATCGCAGGCGAGATCCTTTAGCTGATTCGGTTGTTCTTGGGGATGATGATTATAGATTCCTTATTAAATGCCGAATAATAAAAAACTACCAAACAGGCACGCTACCGAACATTATCGAAGCGTGCCGTTTTATTTTTGGCGATGGTTGTAGAGTTGTAGATAACTTAAATATGACGGTTTCTGTGAGTGTTAAAAGTATTTCACTGACGGATTTCACACGATACGCAATTCAACACTTGGATATTCTACCAAGACAAGCTGGTACTAAGATTACATTCCACATTGAATAGGAGTAATAAATGGCATTATTTAATAAGCCAGATGAGAAAATTTTCGCCTCTAATGCAAAACAAGGCGAAGTTAATGAATTCCCAGATGTTCCCAGAGGTTGGGGGCTTTCATTCGACCAAACTGGCGGTATCCCTCCTATGGAGTGGTTTAACTGGCTATTCAAAAGAACCGATGAGAGATACGGCTATTTGATGCAGCGAGGACTTCCAGAATGGTCGGCTACTCTTGATTATCCAGATGCGGCTTATGTCCAGTATAACGGGTTGAGTTACAAATCGTTAAAAGCAAATAAAGGCAAGCTTCCAGATGAGGATGATTCTATTTATTGGGTTCGTTGGGGTGACTCAATGAATATCAAAAAAGGGTCAATCAATCAAGCTGGGATTGTTCAGTTAAGCTCTAGTGTAATCAGTAATAGCGAAGAATATGCGGCAACATCAAAAGCTGTTAAAACAGTTCGAGATGAAGCCGTACTTAAAGCTGGCGACACTATGACAGGCACGCTAACAGTGCCAAACGTTGTTATTAATGACCCTACAAATAATAATAACTCATTGCAGTTAGGCGATGATGTGCGTTTTGTTGATATTGACAATGTAAATACAATCGGATTTAAAGGTATTCAAGATCCGAATGTAGGATTTATAGCTTACGGAAGTGCTAATAAAAGATTCGGTTTTGATGGATATAGATTTAGATCTGATTCATCTATATTCACTGATAATTATGGATTCGGTGCGTATATTAATCAGTACAACTCAAACGCTCCATTCATGGTTGAAGAGGCTGGATCATTAGACCGTGATACGTATCACCCATTTATCAAAGGGAGAGTCAGAAGAAATAATCAATACGGAGCAGCATTCTCCTTTGGCTATACCACAAGGCAGGAAGCCGGTGAAGGATTCGGGCGAGGTATTATTCATTTAATTGAAGATAATGGAAGCAATAAGTTATGGTCATTTGAGCATAGTGGCGATTTTAGAAGTGGCGGGGACGTGATCAGTGGAAACGGCAGAGGCTTAAATTCTGCGTTAATGGAGCATATTTTCTACAACTTTAGAAATAAGTTTCAAATGGCGGAGTATTCTGGTCACGGTGCTGTTTCAAGGGTTTTAAGAATTCCTATCACAGATAACAGAGGATTTAAAGTGTATGCTACTGAGGTTTCTCTCGGCCCGAATCTTGGAGGCACAACATTGAACCTAGCTGAGGCATTACAAGGGTTCAAGGTTGGTGTTGCAACAAGTGCTGTTGGAGGGCAAAAGAAAGCTTACGCCGTAGAGTTTAATGGTGATAATAGGGTTAATATTTATACAGATCCTGTAATTGCCACACAGAAAATAAGTTTAATTCTAATTGGTGAGTACTTCTATTAAGGATTGATTATGTTTAAACAATTTAATATTAAATCTAAAATTTTCGATGAGCCGTTTGCAGTGATGGCAGAAGATGGGGAATATACTTTTGAGACATTTGGCGATGATTGGTTTCCAGTCAGTTCACAGGAAGAAGTTAATTCAATCTGGTTGAGCGTAACAGGCGGTGGTGAGGTATGGGTTGAAGATGGGGTGATTAAATACTCTGGCGCTGCTCCCACTGAATATCATTTCTTTGATATGAAAACTAAGAAATTCAAGGAATCACAAGAGAAAAAAAATAGCTTCTTAACATCTAAAAAAGAATCCCTACTTACCTCTCTAGCTGATAAAGCGGATAAAATTAAAAATGGCTTGATCGTTGGATACCCTCAAACTGAAATTGAGAGTTTTTATCGACAAGAGAAAGAGGCTTTAGCGTGGCAGGGAAATAATAAAGCCGACACGCCAATGCTTAAGCAGATTGCACGCATCCGTAATATTCCTTTTGATGTTTTGGTACAAAAAGTGCTTGAGAAATCAGAGCAATTCGCCCTTGCTGTTGGTGTGATTATTGGGCAAAGACAGGCGTTTGAAGATCGCCTGTTAGCCACAAAGACACTAGAAGAACTCACAACACTTGAAAAGGAAATCGTAGAATGGAAATTCCAAGTAAATTAAAACTCTACGCTTATCACAATCTAATCGCTTTAGACCAGTTATTAAATGCCTTAACAGGCGGAGCAGCAGATGAAACGTTATCAAGTCGCACCTATCGTGGTGCGATTTTAGTTTCCAGTCCAAGAAAACGATGGACAGTGCTTTATCGTTTGATTAATTGCTTATTTAGAGATGAAGAACACTGCAAAACAGCGTATGAGAGCGAATTAAAAGGCAGACAGCACGACAAGCGGTTTAGCCAAATGCGTAAGGGGGCTTAAATGTCACAAACCGACATTATTCTTTATCGAGGCGATGATGAGGAGCGAAGAGTTCGGATTTATGAGAAGCAACAAAATGACGAACTTAAACCATACGACCTAACCAATATCAAACGGTTAGATTTATGGGCTAAAGTTAGAAGCCATACTGTAATTTCTCTATCTAGCACAGATGAAACCATTAAAGTCGTAGATGCAGAGAATGGCGTAATTTTACTTAAATTTCACCACGATTTAACGAAATACGCCATTTGGTCAGAAGCAAATTACGACTTACAAACAATATCCAACACGGGGGCGGTTAAAACGGTGATTAGAAACGCACTTTTTAAACTAGAGGGCGATGTCACACCGCAACCGAATGAAGAAGATGTGTAAAGATGAATTAGTAGTAATTATTGAGCCGCCTCAAGAGATTGAGGTGGTAATTGAAAAGGTCGAGATTGTCAAATTAGGTGATGGACAATGCGACCAGAAAATCCCAACCCTCGAAGAATTGAAAACTTTTTATAATATAGGAGCTTTATAAGATGGCAGCACAAGAATTTCACCAAACCCTCACAGCATTTGCCGAGTTCGTAGGTGAGAAAGATAAGGAAATTACTAAACTTATCGGCAACCTAACAACTTTAAGCACAACAGAGAAAACAAATCTAGTTGGTGCAATCAATGAATTATTTCAATCCGTAAGAAGCCTATCTGGTAGTGCGGCAGGCATTAACGACAGTGCGACTAACGAAACTTCAACGCTATCCGCCAAGAAAATTCTTGAGCTTTTAGCACAAGCGAAAGCTGATGTTAAAAATGATCTTTTAGGTGGTGAAGTTGAGCAAAGCATTGACACTATTAAAGAGTTAGGCGACTTGCTCAAAAACATTCAAACTGGCGAGGACGGCTTGAATAAATTAGTTCAAAAAGTTACACAAACCAATCAAGCCTTAACACTTCTGACAGGTAAATTCACAACGTTAGACGGACTTAACCTTAAAGAAGCGTATCAAAGAGGATATAACAGATAATGGCGCTTGATACAACACTTAATCAATTTGCCGAGTATCTAGGTAGTGAGGTTAAACGAGTTGAGGGATTGATACCGACAGGGGGTAACACTGGCGGTCAATCTAGCAACTCGCCAATAATCACTGGTAACGGACGACCTGACAAACCTGATACAACAGGCGGTAAGATTACAGGTAATGAACCGAACGGAACTGTTTACAGTTCTTCAGACGGTGATCGTGTTGGGGCATATTTATGGCAGAAACGAAATAACAAATGGGATATTGTTGCAGGTGATACAGGCAATCGGATAATGAAACACGCTATAAATATCAAAAGTGGATTTGTGTATCTTCAAAGAATAAACAATCTTGTAATATGCTCGTTCACAGGTGGGGCTTGGAGTTCTATTTCCTTTTATGGCAAAAATAACTCAAATTTCAAACGGAAATCTCACGCTAAACGATTTGATCTTTTAAGAACAAATGGAATACCAGTAGGTTTTCGCACTCCTCTAGCATTTATGTTACCGTTTTATGATGATAACGGAAATCAAGTAGGAATGGTTTATGTAGGTGGAACGGGGAACTATAACTATATTGAGTTGCGATTTAAAGAAGATGTGCCGACAGAAGATCTTGATTTAATGAGATTGCCTGTTATAACTTGGGTAACAAGCGAGCCATTCCCCGAAACCCTGCCTTAATATCCATATTGGCATAATAGATATTTTGAAACATCCGGATGTCTTTACGCATATTTTATGGCATTATTAAAACCCTGTAACTTTAGTAGTTTCGGAAAAATGCATAGTGTTTCGGAAATAAACAATATTACAGATGTATAATAAGCTGATTTTATTAGTTAAAAATTGGTGTTTTTAAATTTGTACGTTTTGACTTCAAAAGAGCATAATCCAGTATTTACGCTATCTAAAGTCAATTTTAATTCCGAAACCTTTTCTTATTTTTAGGTTTTAAATCTTAATAAAATCAATGAGTTTTAAAAACGTTTCGGAACGTGATTTGTGACAAAAAAGGCCCTTCATTTGAAGAGCCTTTTTTTATTTGGTTGGATTGAGTGGTTTTTCTTTTCTGATGTAATGTTGAGTAGTACGTGCAGAAGTATGGCCAAGTTGTTTTCTTGCGCGTTCATCATCAATCATTAATGAAAGGTCTGTTGCTGCTTTCGCGCGAAGATCTCTCAATTGCACTTGGTTGATCTCTTCAGCTAGCTCTTTATATTTTCTTGATGCCGCATTACGTGTATCCTTGAAATAATCTGTAAGTGATCTCCGCTCGAGCTTTCGCCCCCATTTATTCGTAAATAGGAACTGATTTTCTTCAGTGCTCCGCTTGTCGATAATCTCTTTTAGTTTACCTATAACTTTAATAGCAACACGTTTACCTGTTTTTTGCTGTGTAATATACAGTAAATTGTTGTTGCGGGGATTCTTTTAAACATGTAATTTTCAAGCAAGTTTGTATTGTTGTTTTTTTCTAGCTTGATTAAGATTATAGGGATAAAAAATCGATTCGATTTGAGTGGTTTTGAGGTTGGTAGATTATGCTAGTAACAATAAAAAACCCCGAAAAATCTCGGGGCGGGAATTACGTAACTTTTAACTTTTTCTTTTCCCATCGTTCTGCTAAATTTTGGAAATCTTTGAAATTTGTTGGTTTCCCTGTTGGGCTATTTCGAATAGCGTTAACTGTATTACTAAGATATTGCCAATCTCGGAGCATTAGATTGTAGTAGGCTCGTTTATAGGTTTCTTCATCAATTACACCTGTATTGATACCTACTGCAACGAATTCTCGGTAGTTTAAAACCATTAAAATAGCTTGTCTTTCTGCAGAGTCAAAATTTTCTAGGTGTTTAGATAGGTCAGAAAACTCGTTCTTTTCTTTTCCATCTCTTGCAAGCTTTGCCATTAAATCAATCGCTTCATTTAGTTCTTTATTTGAACGTTGATGCAAAATAAGCTGCAGAGTTGCTTGCTTGCGATTATCTTGGCGATTACTCCAAATAGTCAAAGCGGTAACTCCCAAGCCACAAAAGAGAATTACCGCTTGAATAATCAGAATAATATTCTGTGTACTACTAGAACTAATTTCCATCCCAACCGTCCATTGCGAGAATATTATCATTCCAGCATTCATTTAAACTTAAATATTTCATTGTTACCTCCTACTATTTTAGACTAAAAAAGCCTACTAAAGTTTAGTAAGCCTATTACAATCCATGATTTTCGTTAAAGAACAATGATCGCTGTCACCAATCACATGCAAGTGCGCCTATTATAGTGTTACAACTTTATTTTTACAAATAAATATTTGTGAAATAGTTAAAATAAATTACAAAAGTGTAAAAGTGTAAAAGTGTAAAAGTGTAAAAGTGTAGTCATTTTTTGCGTTACTTATCAGCTATAATATTAACAACTGGTAATACACTAATGGGACTAAATCGCTTGAATGAAGAATTAGTTCCAGTATTTATCCTACAATTTTGCCATTCGATTTAATCGTCTGCTGTTTGACGATGTGAGGATTTGAGTTTCAAATTCACGAAGTGCGATCAGATTAGATCACGCTTTTTTTAATTTTAAAATAGATTATCATAGCCCTGTAACTTTTGTAATTTCGGAAAAATTTGCATAGTTTCGGAAATAAATAATAATTATATGATTGGTAATTATTTGATTTTATTTATTAAATTCTGGTGTTTAAAAAATTGGTGTGATTTGACTTCAAAAGAGCATAATCCAGTATTTACGCTATCTAAAGTCAATTTTAATTCCGAAACCTTTTCTTATTTTTAGGTTTTAAA